TTCAAGCAACCCCCGGGTTTGCTTTACAGCCAAGCGCAGAACAAGTTGCATTGGCTACCAATTACATTACAAACTTTGATTTCTTAAATCAGTATTTACCTGATACATACGAAAAGGAGTTTGAGCGGTACGGAAATCGTACCGTAGCTTCGTTCTTACGTTTAGTAGGAGCTGAAATGCCTTCTAACTCTGACCTTATCAAATGGGCAGAGCAAGGAAGATTACACACTAAATATACCAACTGTACTTCAGCTGCAGCTGCTGCAGCTGATACAGCTACTATTACTGTAAATGACGTATTAGTGCCTAATACAGGAAGTATTGCTATTCGTGTGGGACAAACCATTGTTATCTCGGCTAATGCTGGGACTGGATTAAATAAAGGTATCGTTACAGCTGTTAATACAGGTGCTGGTACTTTTGACGTTGCTTACTATGAGGCTGGTGGTCAAGTTTTTGCTGCAGCTGCACCTTGTACTGTATTTATTTACGGTTCTGAATTTAGAAAAGGAGCAAACGGAATGTCAGGTTCTTTAGAGGCTGATGACGTTATCTTTGACAACTCTCCAATTATCATTAAAGACAAATATGCCGTTAATGGTTCTGACATGGCTCAGATTGGATGGGTTGAAGTAACTACAGAGAATGGAGCTTCTGGATACCTATGGTATTTAAAATCAGAGCACGAAACAAGACTTCGTTTTGACGACTATCTTGAGACTGCAATGATTGAAGCTGTTCCAGCTGAAGCTAATTCTGGAGCTATTGCTACTACAGGTGATGTAGGAAACAAAGGTTCTGAAGGTATTTTCTATGTTGTAGAAAATCGTGGAAACGTATGGGCAGGAGGTAACCCTTCTACTCTTGCAGACTTTGACGCTGTTATCTCTCGTTTAGATAAGCAAGGAGCTATTGAAGAAAACGTAATCTTTGTTGACAGAGATTTCGGATTCGATATCGATGATATGTTAGCTGCTCAGAACTCTTACGGAGCTGGAGGTACTTCTTATGGTTTATTTGACAATGACAAAGACATGGCATTAAACCTTGGATTTACTGGATTCCGCAGAGGATATGACTTCTACAAGTCTGACTGGAAATACTTAAATGACCCAACTATGCGTGGTGGTCTACCAACTGGTGCTGGTTCTGGCCGTGTAAACGGACTATTAGTGCCTGCTGGTTCTACTACTGTATATGACCAAATTTTAGGTAAAAATGCGAAACGTCCATTCCTTCATGTGCGTTACCGAGCTTCTGAAACAGAAGACCGTAGATACAAAACTTGGATTACTGGTTCTGCTGGTGGTGCAGCTACATCGGATTTAGATGCGATGGAAGTACACTTCTTGTCAGAAAGAGCTGTATGTACTTTAGGTGCAAACAACTTCTTCTTATTCCAAGAGTAGTATATTTATTAAGGGAGGTTTAACCGCCTCCCTTTTTTTAACTTTAATTAAATTTTATATAATGAAAAAAAATATTACAATTGTAGATAAAGTCTACAAACTTACCAGAGAAGCCGCTCCTTTATCTCTTTACATTCCTTCAAGCGGTTCAAGAAGAAAACCATTGCTATGGTTTGATGAAGAAAAAGGAATGAACCGAGTTTTAAGATATTCACCCAATCAGAAGTCTCCATTTGAAGATGAGCAAGATGAAAATGTTGTTCGTGTTCCTATAGAGTTTGAAGATGGTTTCCTTAGAGTTCCTAAAACCAATCCTGTATTACAGCAGTTTTTATACTATCACCCATTAAACGGAAAAAGATTTATTGAGGTTGATAATGAAAAAGACGCTTCTAAAGAATTAGACAGAATCAATATGGAGGCAGATGCTCTTATAGAAGCCAGAGCTTTAACTGTAGACCAATTAGAAACTATTGGTAGGGTTATATTAGGAGCAAACGTAGAAAGAATGAGTACCTCTGAATTAAAGCGAGATGTACTTATTTACGTTAAAAGATATCCAGAGGAATTTTTAAGACAAATTAATGACCCTCTATTAAAATTACAATCAAACGTTCAGTTGTTTTTTGACAAGGGATTATTATCGTTTAGAAATAAACAAAAAGAAGTGTGGTTTAATACCAGCACTAATAAAACCAAAATGTTAACTGTGCCATTTGGAGAAGACCCAATATATATTGTTTCTTCATTTTTACAAAGCGATGATGGTATAGAAGCGTTAAAAATGCTAGAATCTATGCTGGAAGATTAAGCATAAGTGTTTCATTTGTAGAGAGGTCAAAAATAATTGACCTCTTTTTTTTTGCTTATCTTTGTAAAAAACAAAGCGATGATAAATTCTGTTAGAAATACAGTTCTTGCTATCCTTAATAAAAACAATTATGGCTATTTATCGCCATCAGATTTTAACTTATTTGCGAAGCAAGCGCAGTTAGATATTTTTGACGAATACTTTATTGGTTATAATAACGTAATTAACAAGGAGAATGGTCGTATATCTGGGACAGAATACGCCAACATAAGAAAAGGATACGAGGAAGTTATAGATACTTTTTCCGTTACCGCTAGTTTAGCAAAAAGTGCAGCTAATATTTACCAAGCGCCTACCGTATCTACTACTGGTTCAGATTATTATTTATTAAATAAAGTTTTAATATATAGTGTAGCTACAGCATCCGGAACAACTACGGGAACAGGAGGCGGTAATACTGCTTTAATAGATTCTAGCGCCACTTTTCAAACAAATGGTGTAACTGCAGGAGACACGGTATCTATTGTGCTTAGTGGCTCTGTAGTGACTAACCTAACAGTACAGTCCGTAACTAGTGAGACACAGTTAATTGTAAGCGTAGCTTCATTAACTTCTGCCGGACTATCTTACTCTATATATAAAGCGGCTAATTTAAAAAATGAAGCAGAACCTGTTACTCATAGTAAAATTACTATGCTAAATAAGTCTATGCTAACCGCCCCAAATACCACCTTTCCAGCGTATACGCAAGAGGGGGGATTATTGACGTTATATCCTTCGATATTTACAGAAGTTGGTCGTGTAGTATGTCAATACATAAGATACCCAAAAGACCCTAAATGGACATACGTTTCATTAAGCGGAGGAACTCCAATATTCAATCAGTCTCAATCAGACTATCAAGACTTTGAGCTTCCTGAAGATGATGTAAATAACTTAGTGGCTAGAATATTACAATACGCTGGCTTATCAATAAGAGAAATAGCTACCGTTCAATTTGGACAGGCTTTAGAACAACAAGAAAACCAAGAACAATAAGATGGCTTATATAAATCAGAAAAAATATTATACCAATGATGGCACAAACCCCACTAATGAAAATTGGGGTTCTTATCAATATGTAAGCCTTGAAGATGTTGTGAATAATTTTCAGCTTATGTATAGCGGAAACCATTCGTTAGTTAATAACGAAGAGCGATATAAAATATTGTTTCACGCTAAAAGAGCAATACAAGAATTAAACTACGATGCTTTTAAAGAAGTAAAAGCTTTGGAGCTTACTATTTATGATGATTTAAAGTTTATTCTCCCATCCGACTATGTCAATTGGATTAGAATATCTTTATATAAAGATGGATGGATACGACCATTGAGTGAAAATATACAGGTAAATTCAGCAAACTCCTATACACAGAGTTCTAGCGTTCCTAATTTTACCGGTAATGACGCAACAACTCAGACCTCTCAATTGGATACTGATAGAGTAAACGGGAATCAAAAAAGTATTTATTTAAACCAAGTAAATGCTGAGGACCAAACGCCACAAGATACTCAGGCAAACTGGTATGCTGACTATACAATAGGAGCTCGTTATGGTTTAAATACTGAAACAGCAAATATAAACCCTACCTTTAGAATAGATAAAAAAGCTGGAGTTATAAATTTTGATTCTACTATGGCTAATGAGCAGTGCATATTAGAGTACATTTCTGATGGTATGGAAAATGGTGACGATTCTAAGGTATCAGTAAATAAACTTTTTGAAGACTATCTATATGCCTACATAGAATACGCCATCTTAAATAGTAAGTTTAATGTTCAAGAATATATTGTAAATAGAGCCAGAAGAAGAAAAACAGCTTTATTGAGAAATGCAAAAATTAGACTAAGCAATATACATCCTGGAAGATTATTAATGAATCTAAGAGGAGGCGACAAGTGGATTAAGTAACATGGCAAATATTCAAAGAAATTTTATTGCGGGCCGTATGAATAAAAGCCTTGATGAAAGGCTTATACCTAACGGAGAATATGTAGACGCTTTAAACGTAAGGTTGGGCTCTACAGAGGATTCTGAAATTGGTTCTGTTGAAAATTCTAAGGGTAATTCAAGACTTAGCTCACTGCAGTTTTTAAATAATATACCTTTAAGTTCTGGCGCTAGATGTATTGGTGCATTTGAAGATGGTTCTAATAATGCTATTTATTGGTTTGTTCACGACTCAACTTTTGTCGAGGGAGATACTGGTAAGTTAGACTTAATTGTTTCTTACAATGTAAAGACTAATGATACTATTTACCACATAATTAGCATTGATGATGGCTCAGGGATAAATACAACATTAAACTTTAATCCATCATATCTTATAACGGGTGTAGATATAGTGGGAGATTTATTGTTTTTTACAGACAATTACAATCCACCTAGATTTATTAATATAAAAAAGAATTATGCGAATCCAATAAACATTACACCCGCTCCCACTCCGCCTAGCCCAACGCCTACGCCTAGTCCAGGTCCTGTTTTTTCTAATGGATGGATATTTACAGCTGGACAAAGTAATGAAGGCAGCAGTGTTTATATCGGATATCATACGGCAACATTGGCTGGATGTCCTACTAGCATTCCAGCTTTGGGGATTGGAGTTAGCCCTACAACAACTCAAATACCTTTGCCTGGAGTAGATTGTTATCAAACTAATTTATTTTCCTCCACAAAAGGATTTGCTATTCAGGGAGCCGGAAATGTTAACACATTAGCTTTAGGCCAATTTCTTTTTGATTCTGCCGGAAATTCAGGCGCTGGCAAAACTACAATTGGACTTGTAAATGTATCTGGAATTGGAAATCCAGGTGTGGGAAGTTTAAGCGGAACTATTACAGGTAGCGATGGAAGTAGTGGAACGTGGTCTGCTAATTATTCAGACGCCTTGTTACCTACTTATATTGATGGGAATGGAGATAGTCAGAAACCAGAGTCTATAGGAGAGGTTATTATAAATGGGCTGACACTAACTAATAATGTGACATATACAATTAATACATAAGAATGGCTTCATATTTAGACCAATTTTCTGCTGAATCTATACTGGTTATAAAAAGACCACCAGTAAGCGCTCCTGCTATACAGTCAATAACTACTGCAGGAGAGGATGATTTTTTAGAAGAGCGATTCATAAGCTTTGCGTATAGATATAAATATGCTAATGGTGAGTATTCAGCTACATCACAATTTAGCGAGCCTTCATTTGTTCCTAACCCTTTTGATTTTAGCTTTAACAGCTATCTAAATGAGGGAATGACCAACTCAACAAACGCCTGTATTATTACTTTTAATTCAGGAGGACCGCTTGTTGTTGGCATAGATTTACTGTTTAAAGAATCTAATACCTCTACTATAAAGGTTATTGAGAAATTAAACAAGAATGACCTAGGATATGGTAATAACCAAGAGTACACATATACTTTTAGCAATAGCAAAATATTTACTATTCTTCCTGAGTCTGAAATATTAAGACTTTACGATAACGTTCCATTGTTGGCTAAAGCTCAAACAGTAATGGGTAATAGACTTATATATGGAAACTATGTAGAAGGATACGACTTAGTGGACTCTACAAACGCTCCGGTTAAGTTTGAATATTCGGCTAATCTAGTTACTGAGGAAATAGGCAATACAACTTTAGAAAATTCTACAGTAACTGGTAATTATACAATACCAGACACGCAAACAACTTCTGTTACAGTTCCTAATTCTGTAGTATATGTTGATTTAAATGGCGTTGAGTTAGTTGCTGGAGCAGCAATTACTTTAGATTTAAAATTAGAACATAATCAATTTGCTCGCCCTTTTGGTGGGCAGACACCTTTGCCTACAGAAACAACTACAAATGTAGATTTAGCCTTTACATATATTCTTCCTACTTCGTATGGCTCTGTTTATGAATTAGCGACAAGCGCAGATTTTTTACAACGTATAGGAACTGCCGCTAATATTCAAACTGTTGCAAACTCTTGTACAGGAACAACTTTTACAGACCAATTTAATTGTGCTTTACCTCAAAATTTAGATTCTCTAACTAAATCTCAAAGTGGTATAACAGCGAACAACCAACCTTTGTCGGTAATAGCTACGCCTGGTAGCACTCAAATAGGTATACAGGTATTAGCCATGGCTTATACACCAAACGCAGGCTCTCCAATTTTTATTGATAACGTTTATGAATATTATTCTATAAATTTTGCCCAGGCGTTTTACCAAAAGGTAGCAAATCCAACGAGCCTTCATAGTAATCGAGGATATGAGATTGGCATTGTGTATATGGATGATTTTAATCGTTCATCTACAGCGCTTGTAAGCCCCAATAACACTGTTCAGATACCTTGCGCTAACTCTGCTTTAAAAAACTCAATACAGGTCACCATACCCACTTCACAGAGAGCTCCTTCTTGGGCTACTCGTTATAAGTTTGTTATCAAACCTGATGAAGAAAATTATGAGACTATTTATAGTAACATATATTTTGAAGACCCTGGAAGTAACGCTGCTTATTTTTTATTAGAAGGGGAAAGTGCAAATAAAGTAGAAGATGGAGACAGACTTATAGTAAAGTCAGATGTTAATGGTCCTACTCAAAATTGTGTATACACTACTGTTTTAGAAAAGGAAGTAAAAGAAGAAGGATTTTTAACTATACCCACTGGGCAAACTGACCCAGTTAGTGGTAACCCTATAAATATATTTGTTCCTTCTGGGCCATACATGAAACTAAACCCCAATAACTTTTCTATAGTAACAGACACTAGCACTGGAGGTCCGTTTGTAATTCCAGGGCCTCGTGAAGATACTGCAGATGTAAAATGGGAAAATCCATTAGTAAACTATCCTGTAAATATTACAAATCCATCAGGAACAGGAGCTACTTCTTATATAGATTACACTATACCTGCGGGGAGTAGAATTAAAATTGAAATATCTCAAAAAAGAACTGGTAGAGGTGGTTGTCCATCTCGTTCAAATATATTTAACGCTGAGTTTGTTGCTACTGAAACTTATACAGATTTTAAATCTTGGTGGGATGGAGA